ATTATGTTGTTGACGAGGGTACAAGACCGGCAGAGGGCTATAGTCCAACCTGGTGGCCACACTTATGGCGCGTGAAATGCAACCCAATAACGGACAGCTCGGAGTTTAGGGATATAATGCAATCGCCATTGCTGGATGCCAGTGGGGATCCAGTTCCTGCACTTGATGGCAATGGAGGTGTTGCTACCGTTGGCGACGCGCTCAGCACAAGGGATGCCGAAAACAAAATATCGGATGCAATTGCTGCCGCAGCACAGGCCGAGGTACCGTTTTATTACTTCCAGACCCAACAGTTTTATATCATGCCTGGACAGAACCCCAATCTGGTAGGAAGTTCCATAATAGGCGATAATGATATTTGGACAGGTGATGGCATACCTCCGAATGGTAGCAAGCCCGTTAATTGTGGCACGTCATGGCCGGCAAGCCCGCTTAATGGTGACTACTTCCTGCGCACGGATTGGTGCCCGGCACAACTGTTCCAATATGACAAAGGAATTTGGTATAGGGTCCAAACAGATTTCCGCAACCAGTGGCTGCCTGCTAGCCAGGGGTTGGTGAGCTTTATAAATAACAAGACGATTACAACCCTGCAAAATGGAACACAGATTCCTGAGCAGCAGAATTTGCGTAATGCACTAAAGCCTCGTCTTGATCCTGATATAATTTAAGGAGTATACCATATGAGTTTTGAATTTGACTTTACACCTGAGCAGCTTGCCCAGTGCATACCAGGACGCAACATTGGAGAATGGTATCAGCCCATTTGCAATGTGTTACCAGATTACCTCATAACGTCTAAATTACGGGTAGCAGCATGGCTTGCACAGATGGGCCACGAAAGCGGTGATCTTACGGAGATTGAAGAAAATCTCAACTACAGCGCCAAGGGCTTGAGAGGGGTGTTTCCACATTATTTTCCAACTGACGAAATGGCACTTGAATATCAACGCCAACCAGTAAAGATTGCCAGTCGTGTTTATGGAGGTCGCATGGGCAATGGACCGGAAGAAACACAGGAGGGTTGGAAGTATCACGGTAGAGGACTGGTACAAATCACCGGAAAAGAAAACTATTTCCATTGTTCCAATGCGTTGTACGGAGATGCACGCCTGATTGATAATCCGGAGTTGCTGTGCGAGCAGGATGGGGCCATACGCAGTGCGTGCTGGTATTGGAACAGCCGCGAACTAAACGGCTTTGCAGATAATCGTGATATGGTCACCATTACCCGGCGCATCAACGGCGGCACCATAGGGCTACAGGAACGCATGGAGCGTTATGAACGCGCTTTACGGGTGCTTGACGCTTAAATCTTAAAAATATGAGGACCAATATAGCAATAAATACTACCAACAAAGGTATGTTTTATGCAATATTGGTTCTCAGCACAGCTTCGGCAATATAGGCTTCAATTCATTAGGGCATTTAGCGGTTTTTCCGTAAAAACCGGTCGAGGAGGACCTAACAATACTGAGGAGCTTTTGAAAGTTCCTTGCAGATATGGTGATCCGTCCCGCGTGGCGGCCACCATAGTCAGGGGTAACACTGAAAACAAGGTGTTAACCGTGCCATTCATTACTTGCTTTATAAGCGATCTGGCCATGGCACCAGACCGTCGGCAAGATCCGTATTTTGTAAGCTCAATACAAATAAATGAACGCTTGTATGACGAGCAGGCAAATCAATATACCAACCAAATTGGTAACAGATACAACGTGGACAGGCACATGCCTGTCCCATACGACGTAACCATGCAGGTTGACATATGGTCAAACAATGAGGACATAAAAGAACAATTACTTGAACAGATAATGGTTCTTTACAATCCTACAATAAACATACAAACTTCTACCAATCCCATTGACTGGACGGTTTTATCCTATATTGAGATGCAGGAAAACATTAGGTGGAGCTCTCGAACCATACCGGTTGGAACGGACAATCCAATTGATGTTGCAACTTTGACATTCAAGGTTCCGATCTGGATCAATCCTCCTGCCAAGGTGCAACGACAATTCATAATTGAACAGATAGTGACCAACATAGTGGAAGGTTCAAAAGATCCATTGGCTATGGAATGGACTGAGTACGAATTCCTAGCAAGGTCCGTGACCACACCCGGTAACGCGGTAATATTGGTGTCGCCATTCAACAGCACAACATACATGATAAATCTTTGCCAACAGAATGGATCAACAGCTGACCCAGAAATGGCACCTACTGTCACTTTTGCTGCGCCAGCGCCTGCACTGTTCATAGGCATGGCTTTTCTTTGGAATACAATCCAAGTCAACATCTCTCACACAGACATAACGCAAGCCATAGAAGATATACGAAGCTGCATTTCTGGTACTGAGCTAAATTGTGTTCTCTATAATTTAACATCAATGCAGTTTATCAATACCACTTGTGGTGACAACACATTTGTGGATCTCGTTCCAGGTAGCTTGGCAGCTCTTGGACTACAGGCAACAACCTATCCAGGCGGCACGCTGGCCTGGTGGAGATTCCTTACCTTATATGGCACTGTAAAACCCTATGGCACATATGGTGTGAATGCAAGCCAAATACGTCTCAAAACGGTTGATGATTTGACGCAGACCAACAGTGATGTCGTTGGATGGATCGAGCTTGATAATGTAAATCAAAACATACTTTATTGGACTCCTGACGGCGAAAGCTTGCCAACCGTTACAATGCCACCTATAAATGCGATAGTGAATCCAATGACAAGTGGACCGGGCATAAACCTACCTGCTGCGGCCTCCGGCCAGAGATATTTGTTAACAGAAAACGTTCCTATCGTAAGCCAATCATGGGGTAATATTTCTATCCCAACATCCACGCCTGTTACCCTGCAGCCCGGTGTTTGGTCGGCAGGCACTACAACAATAACGCTAAACAAGAGCAACCCTGAGATCGAAATAGGGCAGTTGGTCACCAGCGCAAACATAGGAATTCCGGCTAACTCGTTGGTGCAGAGCATTGACAACACAAACATCAACATCGTAAATGCGCTAGCACCTCTTTCAAGCAACATCACCGTTACCAACAATAATTTTGCCAACGTGAGCTTCTATAGCAGGGGTACGACAAACGATATAATAGGTTACGATGGCACGGAATGGAGCGTGGTTTGGAATGCGTCCGAAAATAACGATACGGTGCAATATGTGCTCAATCAGCTGACCAATAGGATATATAAATGGAACAATGGATATTGGGCCCCGGTTATCGTGAACGAATATCATCCGGGATATTGGACCATTGCCTTGTAAACGGTGTTATTTTGGTGATCCAGTACCGATAACTTAAATTGCAACCGACAAAGGTTACGTGATATACTTCCATAATGGAAACCGTATCTAAAGACCTTATCATAGGTGCATATACAAACTACAACTGGGATCAGATCAAGTACTGGGCCAACAGCATAGACCGCTGCGGATTTACAGGCGACAAAGCCATGATCGTTTACAACAGTGATCGTACCACGGTACAAAAGCTAATCGACATGGGATTTAAAGTATGGGCATTTGGGCAAGACCCATCTACCGGAAACTTTGTTTGGACCAAGGATCTAATTATAGTTGTGCAGAGATTTTATCATTTATGGTATTATCTCGACCAACTGCCTGCTAATACCTATAGATACGTGATATCAACTGATGTTAAAGATGTTGTGTTCCAGACCAATCCCAGCAGATGGCTAGAGCAACATATGAATGATAAACAAGTTGTAGCAAGCTGTGAAAGCTTGCTATACAAGGACGAACCCTGGGGTGCCGATAACATGCAAGGCAGTTACCCAATGGTGTGGAACCGCATGAAGGACCAACCGATATGGAATTGTGGCGTGCAAGCAGGCACACAAGATGCCTTGAGAGATTTGTGGCTCAGCATCTGGCTGATGTGCCGTGCGGGTGGTAGGCATAACCCGGATCAGGCGGCATACAACGTACTGCTTAACACCCAAGCTTGGTCCGGCATAACACTTAAATCATTCAGCGAAGATGGCTGGGCTTGCCAGGCTGGAACCACCGTAGACCCTGTTAAAATCGCAGCTTTTCGTCCAAATCTCATAGAACCAGAGCCAAAATGGGATGGTAATGCAACCACCACCAGTGGCGGAACGATACATGCCATCCTTCACCAATGGGATAGGATACCAAGTTGGAAACCAGCAATAGAAAAGAGATACTCATGATGGAAGTAAGCATTGACAAGTTAAATCAATCAAAAGAATATGTCCTACAACATCCGATTCCGATGCCTCAGTATCAATCAGGTCGCAGCATTGTTACCAGTTGTTATCGTGCCGAGATACCTGGAATGTTCATACTGTTGAAAGAACTTCAACGGCTTGAGTTTAATGTCCCGATTGAGGTTTTTTATCGCGAAGGTGAGCTTGAGGCAAACGAAATATCAGAACTGACCAATGTATGGCCAGACCATATCGAGTTCAAGCGTATCACGGCCAATGCAAAAGATTTCAAGGATCGTTGGGGCAATGCAAAGGGTTGGAGCACAAAGGTACATGCCATAATTGAAAGCAAATATGCCGAGAACTTTTGGATAGATGGCGACAACTTTCCAATACGTAACTGCATAGACCTTTTTAATGACCCTGAATATCAGGTCAAAGGAAGCCTGTTTTGGCGAGATGTCTACAGCATTGACCGTGCCAATCAGTATCACGATGGCGGCCAGATGTGGCAAATATTTGATGTCGAGCCAAACGACGGTGAGCCGTTCGAAAGTGGACAGTTTCTGATCAACAAGCCTGCGGTTTGGCAGCAGCTTTCCATGATGTTGCATTTTACAGAAAATTGTGAAATCTACTACAACTTTGGCGGTGATGCCGAATGTTGGAGGATGGCTTGGCAGTATGTTGCCCAAAAAAACAACGGATACCATGCTAGGTTCAATTATCATGCAAGCGATCAGGTACCCTACGGGCTAATGCCATACGGACCCTTCCATAAAGGTGTACAAAATCCCTGGCACAAATACGGAGGTGGTACTGTAATGGTACAACGTGACAGGTCTGGTAAGGAACTGTTCAATCATCGTAACATAACAAAATTCAGATGGAAGGGAGAAAACCCGTACAATGATGATGTGCAGAATGAAATGACATATCACATGATCATGCGGCATCTTAAGACGAGATACGGAGTTTCTGATGACTGAAAAATTAAACGGTTTTAGTTATCAACAGGACTGGGGATTCAAAAGGACTCCTGCGCGGCCATCGGATCTTCGAGTGCTGGATTTTGACAAAAATTATGACTACGATACCATATGGAACGATGCTGTACAGGTAAGTCCAGAATCCATGTTGCTAATAGGACCGCCACTCTACTCAACCGCACAATGGCTGCACGAAAACTGCAAATTCATGGATATGCAAGGTAGAGATCTCACATGGCAATATAGTGAAATGGACAGGGCATGCATTGTGCGCGTGACCACCCATGGTTGGATGCGAGAATTCATGGTCGAAACACCTTACAGGCGACATATATTCAAGGTAAGCCATGCAAGTGGTGATTTTGCCAACAAGAAGGTGATCGTCACCATCAGCAAGGATCATCCTATATCTTGGTTAAAGCAGTGGATCGACTATCACAAAACGGTACACAATGTTGAAGGGTTGTTGCTCTACAACAATCGCAGTACCTTGTATACCAGTGATGTTCTGGAAAACGCGCTGGCTCGCGATGATATGGTAATAAAGGTTGTTGAATATGATGTGCCCTTTGGAGCAATGGGCGGTGGACTGTGGGAATGGCAAGGCAGGACCGGAACACATCTTCCTTGGGACAGTGATTTTAGCCAGTATGTGATGCTTGAACATGCCAAGTGGAGATATCTACATTGTGCCAAGTTGGTCATAAACGCCGATACGGATGAGCTACTGATCATAAAGAATTCCACGTTGGAAGGGGTTGCAGAATATTGTGCCACCGGAGAGCATTCTGTTTTGCTTTATGATGGAATATGGATAGAGCCTGTTGACAGCATGACAGGGGTTGTAGCCAAAGACGTTTTGTTTGAAAACAGGTGTTTTGTAAACTATTGGCACACCACCAACGGTGATGGTAGAGGAATAGGCATCAAATGGATGCTTAACCCCCAGCGAAACATGCATTACCAATGGCACCTGCATAAGACCTACGGGCCACATGTTAAGACGGGCGAGATAACGTTTGGGCATTATTTTGCAATGAATACCAGCTGGAGCTATGCCCGAGATGACTTTACTGGCGATAGATCCGATCTCATCGAATGCAATTTATTAAAAACAAATTTAGAAGCTTGGCAACAACAACAGGGGATGACAAATGAAGGCCGCAGTGGTAACGACACATGATGAAAATTATAAAATCCTGGCCGATTTAACATGGGACCGTAACCGCAGTCTTTATGCTAAAAAACACGGGTATGGTGCACTGGCAAAAACAAGCAATTTCAAACAGCCTATAATAGGTTGGGAAAAGATAGCATATCTCATTGAAATAATGGATAACAGCGACTACGAGGTGCTGCATTTCAGCGGTACTGATACCATGATTACCAACTGGCACATCCCGCTATCTGAATTCCTGTATGACGGATATTCTGTTACCATTGCCACGGACTTTAATGGTATACAGGCTGACAGCTTTGTAATTCGCAACAATAGCGCTGGCCGCGCTTGGCTTCAAATGATAATGGACAAACAGCAGCAATATAGCCGACACCCTTATTATGAACAGGGTGTCATGATGGAATCCTACAAGGATTACCAGCACGTGGTAAAGGTGGTTCCGCAACGATATCTCAATGCATATCACTATCCTCTTTATCGAAACAAAGGGGCAAAAAATAACCTAGACGCCATGGGATTCAGCGGCCAGTGGCATAAAGGAGATTTTTTGATACACTGCCCAGATCATCCGATGCATGTGCGCATGTCCTTGTTTAATCAGATACTGCCCGAGGTGATTACCTGATGCGTGTTTTCATAACAGGTGCATCCGGATTCATCGGGCGCAACCTGACAGAATATTACAAAGATCACGATGTAATAGAATACAAACGCGGAGAACCGTTGTTCGACTGTTTGCTAATGGCAGATCCAGATGTAATAATTAACTGTGCAGCGGAAATATACAATCCCGATCTAATGTGGCAAGCAAACATAGGCATAACGGCAACTTGTCTAAGCTATCTAAAAGGCTGTGAAAACAAAAAGATGATACAAATTGGATCAAGTTCAGAATATGGTCCAATGCCGCATGCAAGCTCTGAAACGGATCGTATAAATCCTGTGGACATGTACCAAGCGACCAAGGGCATGGCAACAATACTTTGCCAAGGCGTGGCTAGAACATACGATCTAGACGTGAAGATTGCAAGGCCATACAGCGTCTACGGCAAATATGAAAAGCCCCACAGACTATTTCCAAGACTGTGGCGAGCATATCAGCTCAACCAACACATGACCTTATATGACGGTGAGCACGATTTCATCTACATAGATGATTTCATCCGTGGTGTTGATATGTTGGTAAGCTCTGGTAATAAAAATCCGGGCGAAATCATCAATTTTGGTTCAGGTGTGCAGCATAGCAATGTAGAGGTGTGGAACATGTTCGACAAAATTACATCCAGAACTGCGCCAGTAAAGCATGTACCAGGCATGATAAAGAACTTTGAAACAGAGGTTTGGCGTTGTGATACCACATATGCCAGAGAGAAATACGGCTTTGAGTGCAGTTATGATTTAGAAGCCGGGATCAGGGATTTCCTCGCCACAGCCAACTTTGATAAGGATTGAACATGAAGCTTTTTCGCCAGCTGGTCACTGCCAACAGAGGGGTGGTTACCATAGATACTGATGATCAACACATACTGGATCATTTTGCAAATCCTGCAAACTACGCCGATGTTGTGCTTGATATGTTTAACAATGACAGGTTTTACGATGGGTTTTTTAATGGCTGGAGCGATCTAACCATACTTGATATTGGTGGAAACATCGGATTATTTTCTCTTTACATACAAGACAAGGCCAAAGAGGTTTATAGCGTAGAACCAACACCAAGCCATTTTTCCATATTAAAGGAAATGACAAAGGAGTACAAAAATGTACATCCTATTAACATTGCATTGCATTCACAGGACGGTCCCATTGATTTCTATATCAGCAACGAAAACAGCACAATGAACAGTTCTGTCAATCAATACGGGGTAAAAACCACCGTGCAGGGCAAGACCCTTAAAACGCTGATAGCAGACCTGGGTCTTACAAAAGTTGATTTTGTCAAATGCGATATCGAAGGTTCTGAAATGTCAGCGCTGACACAAGAGACGATAGGTGCTGTAAAGGATATCGTATCGGTTTGGAGCATTGAGGTACACGCAACTGATAAAACGGTCCACCCTGAAATCAGTTTGAATCGCAATCGAAACCACATAATGCAAATCTTGATCAACAATGGCTATAATGCATTGAAGCATAGATATGATTGCATATATGCCTACAAGGTTTAAAAAATGCATCCAATAGAACGACGTATAATTGATATAACCTACCAGGAAAAGTTAAGCCACCTTAGTAGCTGCTTGTCGGCTTGGCCCATCATACATGAAATATATGGCAAGAAGTCCGATGATGAGGTTTTCATTCTTAGCAACGGACACGCAGGTTTGGCATTGTATTGTGAGCTCGAATCACGATACGGAATTGACCCGATAATGCTGCTACACAAGCACGGCATACACCCTGGTAAGGATCCTGAAAACCGGCTATTTTGTTCAACAGGCAGTTTAGGCAGTGGTTTACCAATAGCCGTTGGACATGCACTTGCGGATCGTAATAAAAATGTTTACTGCATGATAAGCGACGGCGAAGCAGCCGAAGGTAGCATATGGGAAAGCCTACGATTCATACATACTGCTAAACTTACCAACTTGCATGTTTATGCCAATATCAACGGCATGTCGGCATATGAATACATTGATGTTGACTATCTGATCAAGCGTCTTGTGGCATTTCTACCACGCATTCATATCAGGGTGTCTGACTCGATCAAATTACCATTCGTTAGTGGTCTTCTTTCCCACTATTACGTGATCAAACCAGAGGACTACCAATCACTATGAGAAAAGAATGCATGGATTTGTTATTTCATTCCATGGCGGATAACCAAAATATCATGGTTCTCACTGCCGATCTTGGTTTTGGCCTATTGGATAACATACGAGACACATATGCTGATAGGTATTGGAATGTGGGCGCAGCCGAACAATTAATGGTTGGGGCAGCGGTTGGACTGGCAGAATCAGGTAAGATCCCGGTATGCTACAGCATGAGCAGTTTCCTGCTTTACCGTCCATTTGAAATGTTACGTAACTATGTCAATCATGAAAAGGTTCCTGTTAAATTGATAGGCAGCGGACGTGATCGTGATTATTCGCATGACGGAATAAGCCATTGGGCACACGACGATGAAGAATTATTGCAAGCCTTACCAAACATTGAAATATACAAACCAGCCGATGTGCGTGAGTTAGAAAGCTGGTGGCCGCAATTTATATTTGGTTCAAAACCTGCTTACCTGAACCTAACGAGGAAGATATGACAACCAAAGTGGTGTATGTAACTGGTTGCTTGGGGTTCATTGGCGGCTACGTGACCAGAGCCTGCTTACAGCGAGGTTGGCATGTAATGGGTGTTGACAGCCAAACATATGCTGCTAATGTCAACTTGCTAGAAGAGTTTAACAGGCACGTTAACTTTACTTATCAACATAAAAACATCAATGATCTCAGCTTGCTATACGATTGCGATTACATTATCAATACAGCAGCAGAGACCCACGTGGACAACAGCATTGTTAACAGTGACGAGTTTATTCGCAGCAACATCGACGGTGTGCATAACCTTTTACGCTTGATACAAACCAAAAGCAGATTTAAAATGCCAACATTGGTGCATTTCAGCACGGATGAGGTTTACGGTGATTCTGAAGTTGGTAGTTTCAATGAAACGCAGCTGATGAAACCAAGCAACCCGTATGCTGCTACCAAAGCGTCTGCAGACATGCTGATAATGGCATGGAATCGAACCTACGGTGTGCCATATATCATCGTTAGACCCAGCAACAATTATGGCATTGGTCAATACATAGAAAAATTCATACCAAAAAGCATACAATATCTTTCGTTGGGAAAACGGGTCCCGTTACATGAAAATGGCATGCCGCGCAGGACCTGGCTCCATGCGCAGGATACAGCTGACGCTGTTTTGTTCCTGATTGAAAATGGTTCTCCTAATGAGATTTACAACATCTCCGGCAACTATGAGGATACCAACATAAACGTATTCAAAAAAATGCTAGCTTGTTTGGATCTTAACCTCAACAACTATCACCAGTATGTTGATTTTTCGGTCAAGAGACCGGGACAGGATGTTAGATACAGCATAGACGACGGTAAAATCCGATCCATGGGTTGGAATAACAATAGGCTGTTTGATCAAGAGCTCCCTGCCATAGTTGATTATCATAGCAAAAGGTTTGTCTGGTGAGGATTGCATTACAGATAAGTGGAAGGTTGCGTTTCACCGAAAGCAGCCTTAGCAGCTTGATCGGTGCAATAGTTGAACCTTTGCAACCTGATATTTTCTTCAACTTCTGGCAGCCTGATCACATATCAACACTGTCATATTACAAACAGTGCTTGGATCCTAAATTGGTTGAAATTGAGGATCAAGGCTTGGTACGGCCATACCTGGATGATCTATTCCATTTCAATGTGCACAAAAACATGCCCAGCATGAGCTACAAGTTTTACAAATCAAGCCAGCTGCGAAAATCCTGGGAAACAGCCACCAATACAAACTATGACGTGGTAATACAAGCACGTAGCGACAATTTATTCTTTGAAAAATTAGACATCCAACGATGCCAACATGCGCTTGATACACGCGCAATACTTTGTGCTAATCAAGGGTACAATCCCGTAATTGACGATCATATAACACAACCACGAATGGTTGATAATTTCTATCTTGGTCCAACAGATCTGGTTGATCAAGCAAATAATACTTTCTGGAACCTGCGCTATCAAGCACAGGAGTACACAGAACGTGGACAACTGCATCATGTACGGATACCTGAAATAATACAAACCAAGATATGGCAAGACGCTGGTATCGCCATTGCAGGATTGTCAGGAAAGGGTGCTGTAGGAAACTTTTGGTACGACATAGACCGCAGCGAAACAAAATGGAAATGATCTAATGAAGCTATTATTTGTTGTACATCGCTATGGATATCCCGGAGGGTCTGAAATCTATGTGCAAGGCATGGCAGAGGAATGCGCACGCAGAGGCCACCAAGCAGCGGTATTTGCAGGAGAACATAAGGGTAACATGAATAACGTGATGATTACACATGATGCAACCATATTAGGACATGCATGGGACCTTATCGTCGTACATGGCGGCGATGTTGCCATCCAAAATTTTGTGCTAACGCATGCCAAGCAGATAAAAAGTCCCATATTGTATCTTTTAGTGCTACCCAGCAACAGCAATGTGTGCCTGCAAGCATTGCAAGACTGCTCATACATCGGCTGTAGCACCAAGCAAGATTGGATACATTGCCAACGCCACGGAGTTATTGATAAAGCCATTGAGGTTCGGCACGGAATAACCTGGCAGGATTGCATCGGCAAACCCGGATTTAGGGAAAAATACGGAATATCGGGAACGATGTTTTTGAGTTGCGGAGGATATTGGCCAAACAAAGCCATGCGAGAACTTGCTGCTGTATTTGATCGGTGCAGGCCTGCAAATTCAGTGTTGGTAACAACTGGTTATGATAATCGCATGGATCTGATGCCGCTGGAAACTGATGTTGTAAAGCCATTTTTGCTTGATGATAGGACCGATGTATTAAGCGCGATACACGATGCTGATTGTCTCGTCATGCACAGCTATCAGGAAGGATTTGGCCTTGTATTGCTGGAAGCAATGCTAAACCAAACACCCTGGATAGCCAGGAATATAGCGGGTGCCAAAACACTGGAAAAATTTGGTAAAACCTACACAAATGATTCTCAATTGGAACTTTTGCTACAAGATTTCAATAGAAATCAGTTTGATATCAGGGCCGCATACGAGCATGTATGCAGCAATCATCTTATCAGCAATACGGTTGATGACATTCTATCCGTGTTGTATCGGTCATAAGTTAACAGCATCAAACAATGCCAGAGGATGCCTGCGCCCGCAGTGGTCGTTAGGTATCCATATACCATCGGCTGTGTCAAACCAGGTCACGAAACTCAAAATGAGATGTATCCTAGGTGTTGGACTTGATACGGTGGTGAAAACCCGATGATATGTGCTTTGATCAAACGCATAAATGTTTCCAGGTTCTAAACATATATCTGGTTGGTTTTCCATCTGGAACCGATAGGATTCGCTGCTGGTAATGGGCACTATAACCCGCAAAACCTCAAACGGTGTTTCATCCCTGTGCCAGCTGTTGACATTATGATTGGTTAATTCTCTTCCATCCAAACAGCCAATCTTGCACCTAACCAAGGGGAAATCCCCCAGATCTCCCAATAGATCCTGCGGTATCAGTTGATCATACGCCAGTGTATCCTGATAATCCAACCTGTTACCATGATTACCACAAAGTTGTTTCGTAACCGGTTTCAACTCACATCGCTTGTTGTAATGCAGGCCGGTGCCCGTGTAATAGGGAGCATCGGGCCAAGCATGATGCTCTACGCTATGCCAATAATCCTGTACCTTATTGATCAGTTCGGTTTTCAAAAGTGGTCTTGATAAGACCTTGTCGTGTTTCCAAGGTGTTGATTTGAACCTGTATGTGCTCTTCAAACTCTTGAAAACGGTCACCAATACCCGCCCTTGGCACTGCTGCTAGGAGCCCTGCAACTCCAGTAGCGGGCTGTTTTAGGGTCCTTAGCGGTTGCGCAATGATGCCGGGCAGCAAAACTTTTGCGTCTTGATGCACTGCCTTTTCTAACGCGCAATTTGCTACCATGTGGACTGCCAAATTCGACCTTTTTGGCTATTACATGTCCTTCCTTGTCCTTGCGACCGCTGTTGACGTATACCTTATGGCGCTTTGAGTCGCCTTTCATCACCTTGCGCAGTGGCACCGTTCTACCGGCATATACCGCTTCTTCCACGGTGTCCCTGCCGTCCTCGATCCACCCATAGCGCAGGAAAAACCTGTCATCATCATCATATTGTTCATCCAACACGGTAGTGGATTCATTCAAGGTGTTGTAGAATCCTTCCTGCCATCCGTCAATCCATGCGCTTTCGGCCAGGCTGTCCGGCCGATAGATGCAGGAATCCAACTCCTGCCCGTTAGCATATGCTTCTAGCCCTTGTGTTCTTATCTGTTCAATATCAATATCTGCGTATCTCATGATGATATTTACCGTTGGTTTAATGGTGTGATTTACTTTTTGCTGTGGCCGCGTCGCATGTTGATCTGCCAGCGTGCTAGCTGACCCTTACGTCCAGGGGCCTTGGCTGCTTTTTGTAACTGGGCCATGGTGGCATTTTTAGGGATTCCATGACGCCGGCTGTCACCCGGCCGACCTGGGCCCTTACCATCCGCGAAGTTTTCGTCTATGTAGTTTTCCCATTCGTCCGGATCGCCTGATAATTTTTGGAATTTCACATCGCCAGTTTCAAACTTTATATCGGGTATCTTCGTCCAAGAGTAGCCTCCGCCTTGTTCGTATACATGATACGGTATGTCAATCTCATAGATACCTTCGTCAAATTTTGCCACAACATATACATGTTGTTCCATGGAGCAACTTACGGGCGTACAGTCTATTCCAGTTTGACCCAATACATCACAAATTCCATCTGCTATTATATGACAGATGCCGCCGCCTGCATATGTGTCACGATCTGATTCGTCCCAATCATCATATATTTTTTGTGCTTTGGCTAATATCTGCGGCATAAGGGCTTTTGCTTGGTTAACAGAAGGCAAGTTTTGATTCTCAACATCGTCATGTTCAAGATTTTCTCTTACACTTTTGCTCTTGGTTAGCGCATGCCGCTGTCGTTTTTTCCTGGCAGCACAATGGGCACGCTGGCTAAAGCCTCGCGGATTCTTGCAATTGATGCTGCGCTTGTATTTCTTGCTCCAGGTTTCGGATAGTGAATCAGACGCCTGTTGGGCTTCCCAGTCCATGAATGACTCTGCCAATTGATGACAGAAGGCACGTATGGCCGGATTGCTGGTTTCGATTATGTTGAAATGTCGCTGCTCTTCAGGCTGTGTAGGATCATCATATCCTGCATATACCTTGTGTATGTTACTGCGATTTATCAGATCCGTGCAGCTTTCTTCGTATCTATCACCCATGCGTTCACTGCATGGACTGCACGTGGTTATGCAAATGCTGCCATTGGGAATATCACCATGGAGTTGCTCATATTTCATCATGGCACATCTTTCCGCATGATGCCATTTACCACGGATTTTCCTTCCTGTACTGGAAACAAGCCTATTGTCAGGATCCAATATGGCAGCAGCAACCATGCCGTGTGTATCAGGATCCTGCCGCTGACCATTAACAACCAGTTCACACAATTTTACAAGTATGACATCCAGCTTGTGATAGTTATAAATTTCCCAATCAGATCGTTTTTCATCCAGGGTATGTGATAAATGGCTTTGGTCAGAATTTCCATCCTCTATACCAGATCGTTCCCAATGCTTGAATATAGGATGGTACTTGTTTATTGCACTATATGGTTCCATGCTGCGATAGGCATAATCATCGTTGCCCATATACTGGACATATCCTTTTACTGCCCATTCACCCATTGCAGGTGCCATGCTATTATGTGTAAAGTTTGCCGAATCCGCAGCAACCACTGTGCCATCTTTGTAGATTACAAATCTACAACTGTGAAACCGGTTATTTTTGGCCAATGCTTTCAGTGCCGATATGGTGGGATTTTTGTGTACAATTTCTTGCGCACGGTATTCATTTAACTGACTATCGTTTTCAACGCTTTCTAATAGGTTGATTATTTTTCTAATATCCATGATTTTATACACCAGTGGTTCTTGATTTTAATACTTTATCAACATAATCAAAAGGTTCGTTTCGTGGAGCATCTCTCTTTAGATATCTGTTTTCTGGAGGTATAACACCTGATCTAGTCAACATATCACTATGCGTTCCAACATTTTTAGTTGTTGCTTTAAATGCTTTATCTTCCACGAATGATAAGAATTGCTTATCTTGATTGGTTTGAACAAATCCCCTAATAACATTTGATAGTATGTTAATGGATTCATTATAAGCAGCAGGATCAAAAGGTATGAGCTGCGGTCCTGTGCCGAATAGTTTTTCCCAATCACTTTTAAACATACCTCCTGTTCGTTGCACATTGTCCTTAAAC